GCTATTAACTCTAAAACATTACCCAAGCAGCTAATCTGATTAGAAATAGTATCTAATTCATTTGCTTCATCCCATAAACTCATTTTGCATCCCTCCCTGATGTTACCCAAAGTTGTTCAGTTACTTCCCTAGCGCCCATCATTAAAAGCTCATGGGCATAAAACAATTGCGCTGTGTATTTACCCTTGATAAACCCAGTTTCTTGCCTAGTGGCTGGCCCAATATAAATGCCAGGATTGTTGTAGTGAGGCACAAACAAAACCTCGCCTACCTTGTAGCATTTATAAGTCTTGGTTTCTGGTGTTGCGTATTCAGTTGGCATAACCATTTAAAACCCCCATCCAAACATTGAGCCTAACAACATACCTAGCAATAAAACGCCAATCCATTCAATGTATTTCATAAATTCCCCTAAGTTAAGAAAAATCAGGTCAGAGTCTTTTTAGTCTGAAATCTCAACGAGCCATAGAGCTGAATAGTGTCGGTGACCTGATGTAAGTAATTTATTGAAGTTTTTTGTTCTGTATAACTAGGGGAAACCCTAATATGTATCTTTTTTGCAACATAAGGGTGGGGCTGACTCCTCACGGAAGGATGCGATGGTCGGGGGAAACCAAGCCAGCCCCATGAATATTATAGACCAGACTTGAGTTGATAGAAGCGTAAAAGATGGAAAAAGCATTTAAGGCCTTTTTGTAGATCCGCTTCTTCAATCTCACATAGCTTTACTTCATTGGTTAAACCATTGACAAACATAATGGCGCAATGTGCGTCTGGCAAACCTAGCAATTCACGGTAGGCAGCGATCTGCATGATATGATCCTCGTATGGAACGACCTTTTCCAAGGGGACTTCTTTAGTCTTAAAATCGCAAACCACGCCAGGTATGCCTTTAACCTTATCACCTTTAGCGTGTAAATCCACTTTTCCAGCAAATCCTAGCTCATGGCTAGCTGACTTCTCAGGAATCCACAGGCGATTGCCAAAAGTGGCTTTTAAAGCGTTTTCTGCGTTACGACAATAGTCGGGCACAGATTCCAGCAAAATGCCATCAAAGAACGATTCCAGCACTCCATGAATCAATGTGCCTCGATCTGCTGCTTCTCTGCCTTGGGCCTTAGAATCGTTTAAAACACGACTAAGCCATGCAGATTCTTCTTCATCCTCTAAGCGAGGTAATGTAAGTGCAGCGAGTATGGCCTGCTCTTGTTTCCATCGGTCAAGCCCTGGTTTAGCTGCGACTCCCAAGATGGTTGTAACGGAGGGCAATAAACCGAGTTTTTTAGCATCTCGTAAGGTTGTGTTCCTTTGTTTGCCGTTTGCGCCAATGATTTCGTAGGCTGGATTGCCATCCTTGTCATACCAATGCCCACTCTCACTACTGCTGTCCTTTATTAGCACTTTTTCTTCCCCTTTTTGGTTTTACTTCATCCGTGTTTATATCGTATACAACTTCTACTACAGGAGCATCAGGAATGACTGTAGCCTCATACTCTGCTGGTATTTCTTGACCGCACCAATCTTGTGGCAGTTTATTAACTACAACAGGATTGAGCTTGCAAGCTCCCATCATATCGTTTTGGTTAAATACAAAAAACTTACAGGCTTTACAAGTCATTAGATGCCTTTAGCGTAATTAATGATTGTTGTTGTATCTTGTTCAGATACACATAAATCTGCAGCAACGTGCAGAACCGCTTTAATGACTGCTGCTAAATCTTCTGGTGAAAAGCTGATGAGTTGTTGTTCTTCATCAACTCCAACTCCATGCCACACTTTTTCTGTGTATTTAGTATCAATAATGTCTTTAATTTGGTTCTGCATAATAGCTCCTAAAATGGTACAGAATCGTCTATAAATGGATCAAACTTTGGTAATTCATCTGAACCAGCTGCTTTAAAACCTAAAGGAATTTTTTCTTTACCAATTGAAATACTGAAAAATTTACCCTTTTTACCTTCTTTAACCCAACCCGAAAGCCAATGTTCTTTACCATTAACCATAATTGTGCCCGAATAATCAGGATGGTTATCAGTCGTTTTACGGTCATTCTTAAATAAACTCCCTGATCCCTCTTTTGGTGTATATGCCATTTCTGTTCCTTTATAAAATATCTTTGGCGATTGACTTCATTGATGGGCTAGACTTACTTTGAACTCCTGCTGCTGCATTACCATCATCATCATCAGCAGGCACAACTCCACAAAACGCAGCGAGCGAAATTCTACGCATATAGGTCACGGCACTAGCGCATCCGTGGCTGTCGGGCTTTGTTACTGGAATAGACATCTCTTGCTCAATCCATTCGCCACTTGCATGACAAAGGCGTGTTATGAGCCACATACGGCCCTCGAAGTAATTGCCAGGCATCTGTATAACACTAAGACCGTTTCTAGCCAGTAGACTGCGACAAGCATCCCAAACAGACTCCAAATCAGCATACTTAGACTTGAAGAACGGATTTGCAGAATCTTTTTTAGCATGAGTTAGTTCCCCTTGAACGATTGATAAAGCTTTAGCTAAGTTGGCGATTGATTCAGATTGAGGCATTTTTACCTCCAAAGATTGTGCCAAAGTCATTGATAACATCACGTAATACTTGGTTTACTTGGCTGTTGCGTGGTTTGCCACAAGCCTGACGAATACAGTCGACTTGCTCTTGGCTAAGTTCACCGCCAAATTCCATGTCATCAAGTGCTGACTCTAAAAATTCTTCATGTTCTAACATTAGTTGGTGTAATTCACCCATTTCGTTCCCCCGAAAAATACATAGCGAAATTGCTATGGTTAAATCTTAACATAACTAAAAAAGATTTGTGAAGTATTTGATTAAATTTATTTTTCTTGTTAAGATTTGTTAAATGATTCCAAATAAAGCAAATTTCACGGATGAGCAAATAATTGGCTTGCTTGGTGGCACAAAAAAAGTGTCGCTTTTATGCAACAAAACTCATTCAGCAGTAATTCAATGGCAAACAAGAGGCATACCTCATACCCAAATATGTTTTTTGGCTGCTGAAATAGAACGCCAAAGTCATGGACTTGTTAAAAGAAAAGACTTATTTCCTAATTCTTGGCATATCATTTGGCCTGAGTTAGAAAAAAAGTAGTAAACTCACTTTCCTATTTCGAGGCTCTAACGACATACCAGGGAATAGGATTAAAAGCGCTACTGGGGGTAATGGTTGAAACAGCGCAATATAGGTGGCGAAGATAGTGCCTATACCATGCAAGACTGTCGGGTTATGCGATTCCGTACTGGGTGGCGTATGAAGGCAAATCTAGGTAGGCTAGGTTTGCTTAAACCGTTTGGGATAGCTTTTAAAGGCTATAAGTTATAAGTAACTACAGTATTAATTAAAACTAAGGGGGAACTTATGTTTGATGAATTTTGGATGATGTATCCAAGAAAAGTAGCAAAAGCAGCAGCTCGAAAAGTTTGGGCAAAGCTAACAGAAGAACAACAACTACAAGCCGCTAAAGCAATTGACGAACATTGTCAATATTGGAAAGCAAAAGAAACGGCATTAGAATTTATACCTCATGCAGCTACTTGGCTTAATCAAGAACGCTGGGAAGATGAGCTGGTAATAGAAGAAAAAGGTAGCAAAAAGTTACCTTTAGGAACTAACCAGCAAATTGAAGAAGCATATAAGATTGAATGCGGTAAAGATCCAAAATTAGCTCGTTTTGGTAGCTACTACGAAATGAAAGAATATGTCCTTAAACAAAGGGAATTGCGATCAAAGATTCAAGCATGAGAGTGCTGTGCGATTTATGTGTCATCTGCGCCACACCAAAGGATTAAGTTGGTTTAGAAATTACATTAGCGATAAAAACTTTAGTAAAGTGGTATTAGACGATTTTTTTAATCAATGGAAGTTAGGTAACAAAGGCGAATGGGGATGTTGGAAAAATACATTGTCGGGGCAACAGGGATTGGATATTTAATCACAGGAATATTGCAATTTAACAAGGGGGCTACAGCTAATGCAATGATATGGATTGGCTACGCTATTGGTCAAACAGGATTGTGGTTAAACTTAAAATGAATAAAGAATATAACCCTAATGATGCGATTGAATTTATCTATCAAAAAGCTCCTGAGTATGCGAAGGCCAAGGGTGAATTGGCGCAACTCGAAGCCTTTAAACATAGTCTTAAAGCAATCAAGATGGCGCAAGCGGATGGGTCATCCATTGCAGCTAAAGAAATGGAAGCATATCGTAGCCCTGAATACCAAGAGCTATGTAAGGCTATAGGAATAGCTACAGAGCAAGCAGAAACATTAAAATGGCAGATTAGAAGTGCAGAGATGCGTTGGGAAACCTGGCGCACAGAACAAGCTAACAATAGACAAATAGAAAGAGTTACTCGATGAACGATTACGCAGACCACATACTTAAACTTAACAGACTTACTAAATCGTTCTTACATTCCATTCTTAAAAATCGTAATACTGAAGCCTATTTAATTGCTTGTGAAATAACAGAAACAGCACAAGAATTAGAAACATGGGCTAGTAAAAATAGTGTCCACTAAAAGTGAAAAGAACTATATGGCAAGAGTTGCCAGACTCGGTTGTATATTGTGCAGTACCGTGCTTGGGTTTGAAGACAGTCCTGCCGAAATTCACCACATTAGACGAGCTGGTGTCCGTGCTACAAGCCCCATTATCCCCCTATGCCCTGAACATCACAGAGGAAACAATGGTATTCACGGAATGGGTAGAAAGGCTTTTGAAAGAAAATTCAATACCACCGAGGAAGCGTTACTACAGGAAGTCAAAAAAAGATTGGAGTGCTAAAATGGTCGAGAGGGAAAGTGTTTTTTTTAATCAGATGCTTCACATTCATCGAGCATGAGTACCTCACCTACAACTCTAGTGGATCAAAGCCTAATTCAGACGAAATACGGTGCGCTCTACTACGAAATTCCTTATCGTGGTGAGTCCACTTGTTCGTCTTGTGGCGTGACATATGGATACATTCATGGCACAAAACACGAATTACCGTGTCCAAATGCCCACAACGAGCTGCCGAAATAGTAATCGTATGTTCGTAATCTTCACCAGTATCGTATAAATAACTGCCCATAACTGCTGGATCTTTATCCACGATAAATTGTATTTCCTCTGGCAAAGGCATATTCCAACGATCAAATGGCTTCATGCAATAGATTGCACTATACAAATTGCGAACGATAGCTGGTGTTAGTTTCATGCCATCATGCCTTCATACTGCATGAATTTTGCCACGAAATTCAATTTCATCCTCGCCCCAAACCCTGAATGTTTCAGGTTGCAATAATTTAGATCGCTCAAAAGTTAACATTACAAAGCCACTATTCCAATCTTTAGGAGTGTCCTCTGTGTAATTGAACTGTGGGCCATTAGGATCAGCAAGAGTGCCTGTTTGAACGCCATAGCGAGTGCCGTTGTAATCGTTGTAGGGGATGCTAGACAATACATGAGTATGCCCTGTAACCATGCTTACGCCTGAATTAACGGCATTGTTTCTACCGCCTGTCCAGCCACCTTTCCAACGATGCTTAATTGCTACATCTTCATTGATCCATACAGACCAACAAGGTTGCCAACGTGGAAAGTATTCTTTTAGTGAAGTGCCAGGCACACCCTCAAATGCTGGCAAAAAGTTAACCACGTTGCTAGTAAAACGCATATCGTGATTACCCAAAGGCCAAAACATCTTAGAGCCTTTAGCTACATTTTCTATTTCACCTAAATAATGCTGACAGGCTTCAAGTTCTTCCTTGACTGATGGTAATTTATCAAAGTCCATACGAGGATGGCGGCTAATGCCAGCACCATCAAAGGCATCCCCATTACAAATAATAGCAGTCGGCTTATATTCTTTAATAGCCTCCAACAATGCTTTATAAGCAGTAGTGGTAATGTCAGGCCAAAAATGAGCATCACTAAAAACAATAACCCTACCTTTTTCAAGATCAAAACCCCTCCTTGTATGCCCCTCTGTTTGATTAATCTTTTTAACAACATCAATACGTTGATCGTTAAATGTAGGAAGCTCTATGCCTAATCTTGTTTCTATTGATCTTCTACGGTTATATACTGATCTGACATCATTTTTATGAATTTCTGCAAATTTCTGTGGGCTACCTATTTTCTTCCATTCGGCAATCCATTCTTCATCTGATAAGTGATAACCAGCCATGTAAGCCTCTTTTAATGTAAAGTAAGCATATCTTAACTAAGTATTATAAATAATCAATGACTTATGCGAAAAGAGTTGACTCTAATCATGCACTTATTGTTAAAACGCTGCGTGATCTTGGTTGTTCTGTGTTTGATACGTCTAGGGTTGCTGGGGGCTTTCCCGACCTCGTGGTTGGCAAAAATTCAAAAACAGCTTTGGTCGAAGTAAAAGCAGACGCAAAGGCAAAATTTACACCAGCACAACAAGCATTTATTTTGAACTGGAGAGGCTCAACAGTATGTCGAATACACGATGTTGGGGGTGCAATAAATCTAGTAAAAACACTTGAAAAGTCGTAAAATAGTATTATTATTCGTAGTGTATTAACCCCATCTTAAAGGAAAAATCATGGGCAAAATGGATTCAATGAAGGGTACTAAAGGCGCAACTGGTGAGAAATTACCTAAAGGCGCTACTGCTTCTGATATGTCTGGCGAGCGCAAACAAAAGCTAGTTGGTGGCGTTGCTATGGGCAAAATGGATGCAATGGGTTCACGCCCACTATCCCACGCTGGTAACTTTGAAGGCAAGTTAGGCGAATTGAACGATGGCAATATGGGTGAGCGTGAAGTTTATTCACATGTCCGTACTGCACACGCACAAGACGGCTGCTAATAAAACTACAGCCCATAGTCCTCGGTAAAGGGCTACAGGCTGTATAACCACAACAATAGGGTAATATTGAGATGGCTGATGAAATTGTAACTTTTAAACCTCTGGGGGACAAGATAATAGTCCGCCCAGATGTTCGTGTTTTAAGTTCTGTAATTCTTGTAAACAATAAAGAAGCAGAGAATATGGGAACAGTAGTCGCAGTAGGGCCTGGCAAGAAATTGTCATCCGAAAGACGAGAAGCAATGCCTGTTGAAGTAGGTCAACGGGTGCGTTTTGGCACTATGAATGACGATCCCAAAGAGGAATATTTAAAATTTACGCCAATTACACACAATGGCGAAAAATGTGTGTTGATGTCATGGAAAGATGTTTGCTGGATAGACGAATAAAGGGGAAATAATATGATTAAATGGATAAAAAGCTTATTTGCAAAAGAAAAGCCAAAAGCAGAATTGCCTTGGCCTTTTCCAGCACCAGAGCAATTTGTTGTAAATAAACAACAGATTAAAGATGTTGTAAAAAAACCACAACTTAAGAAAGCAACCACTCGAAAGGAAAAAACAATGCCACTCAAGAAATCCACAAGCGCTAAAGCGTTTAAAGAAAACATTAAGACTGAAGTAAAAGCTGGTAAGCCAGTAAAGCAAGCTGTTGCCATTGCGTATGCAGAAAAGAACGCAGCCAAGAAAGGTAAAAAGAAATGATTAACTTATATTTAGAAATCGCTGAAGTAGAAGTAGCTCTTAAACACATTAGCCAACAAGCTTATGCAGATGTAGCAGGGT